TCCTTGCCCGTTGCCGTTACCGCAACCGCCCGCCCCATACCATCGTACGGCCCTACCCAAGTACGGCGGGTCGGCTATGCACAGTTTCACGCTTTAGCTTTCGGTATTGTCTTTAAGCGGCTGATTTTGTCCGATGCTTCGGTAAACGTAATACCAGCGGGGGGCGCTGGTAGGCCGCGCTCTGTAAGCATTGTGTTTAATAGCCGTAGTTGTGCGTCTGTTGCTAGCCCCCGTGGCTTGTCGCTGTTGGCATGGGGGAAGTGCGGCGATGCCGGCGCTGCTGCTCGAGATCCTACGGCGGCACGTTCTGTAGGTTCGTCGTTCTTTGGGTAACGCGGTCGGTATTCACCCGGCTTCATAGGCTCTGTACTTGGGTGGTTATTGGCTTGTGCTGTACGTACTTCGTTTTGTGACGCTATGCCAACGTCAATACCAAAACCCATGTAACCCAAACAGCGACCGAGCGCACTTGTCGCGCCGTTTTGCTGTTCTGACTCTTTAGTGAACGGTGTACGCCCGGGCCATACTTCCCAACAGTACGCGCGCCCCGGTAGTAGATCATCGGCCGAACGAAAAACGGTAACCGCGCATTGAATGTAAACGCGTTCGCCAATGGTGATTAGCTCGGGTGCGTCCTCAACTATGCGTAAATCGGGGTGTTTGTGTAGCGCAAGGTTTAGGCGGTGTTTAACGTCTACGTATTCGGATAGGTCAAAGCTCATCGTAATGCCGTTTGCCTTTGTAGTCTTTGGCTAGTTCGTACGCTTTGACGGCGTCGCCGTCGTTTAATGCTCGAGCCAATGTGTCGGCCCATGATCTGTAGAAACCTAGTTCGCTGGCGTATTCGCGCCATGCGTCACGGTCGGCGGTCATTACTAGTAGCTGCTCTTTGTATGGGTTGTCGATGCCCGTTGAGTCTTTTGCCCATTCAATTTTACGGGGTACGCCGTCGTAGCTGTCGCTCATCGGTAGAACTTGTCGCGGTTGTTGCGTAGTTCTTCTCGTTCTATTTCGCGTTGCATACGTCGCATGGCTGCCCATGCGCTGTGCATTGTCCAACCAAAGAACACGGCCCAAAAGAATTGCCAATTACTCATTAGCGACCACCCATACGGTAGCTGTAGAGCCTGTAGAGGTGATGCGGCGGCGTCCTGAGTCTGTTAGCCAGCCTTCGGCGGCTAGGTCACAGATACGGGCCGACACGCTGTTAAACGGTAGTGAGATTAGGCGGCGGGTTTCGTCTGCTGTTAGTCCGTTGCTTGAGTCTTTAATTATGTTGTAGATCCGTACACGCGCTGCACCTGATTTGCCTAAAGCTCGCCGCGCTGCGTCTTGACTTACGGGGTTTTTACCCGGCACCGTATGGTTGGCGTCTAGTGGTAGCCGTTCGGCCCTGTAGCGCTGTATAGCGTTTCGCATGGCTTCGGCTGTATCTTCGGCTTGTGCTGGCATGTCTATTACGATGCGGTCAAATAGTGACGGTTGCGCGCTCATAGTCCCGCCTCGTTAATGCGGCGCTCAAGATCCATAGCAAACACGTCGAGATTGTTAGCAGCTGCTAAAAGGTCGGCTACTAGCTGGCCGTCGTCGAAAGCGTGGGTTTGTGCATGCTTTCGTAGGTCACGGGCTAACAGCGTAAGCGGTTTGTATTGGCTAGCTATTTGCCAGCCGGGTTTATGGTTATTCATTTTGTCGGGTTACCTTTCGTCGGGAAATGTGGAAGCACCATAACAGATTATTCACGGGGCGTGTGTCATTTACCCGACGTTGCGCGCCAGTTGCCTAAGCCTTTACCGCCGTTGTATAACACGGCCGCTACTTTAAGGTTGCACCCAAGTTTTAATAGGGCTTTAGCGTATTCTGCTCGAGTTACCGCGCATGTGTCCATTGTGACCGTACGCCAGCTGCTATTGACCTGTAGCGCCCCTAGATCTCTAGTGCCGTTACGACGGACGACGGAACGGCTAGCGGGGTTGCATCGCGACTCGCGCCACATAATCGGGCCAAAGATTTTAGGCGGTAAACCGTAGGCCTTTAGTTGTGTATGAAACTGTGGGCAATCTTTGACGGGTGCGGCGGTTGCTCGAGCTGGCACCGCAAACGTACATAGCAATAGTGGAAGTAAAAGTATTTTGGGCATTGTTCTAGCCTTTCGTCGGGTGTTAAAAACCCTAGCGAATAGGGCAACCGATGTGGGGGCAATGCCCGCAAACCCTTACGGCTTAGGCAAACTACGCCACGCCGCCTCAAATTTGGCAGCGTCGGCGGCCATTTCTTTAGACAGTTCAATATGAAACCAGCGGGGCGAGCCTTGATAACTGCCTGCGTTGTCGGTGGCTGTGAATATCTTTACCCCGGCTTTGCCTTCGCCGCGTGAGCAGCGGTAACCAGCGCCGTAATCGCCGTAGGCGTACCAGTGGATTTCTACTATGCCCATGCGTTCGGAATGTTGCACCGTTTTACCGTCAATAATTGAATTACCTAGTAGCCAATCCCAAATTATGCGGGCTTGTTTTTCGTCGGTGTATTGAGCGTCTACGGCCGCCCCGGTGCTATGTACGGATAGTTGCGGGGGGTTAGCGCCGTTTTTCATGTTGCGCACGACATAGGTGCCTAGGGATTTTACGCCCCATCGTTTAGCCATGAGATCTAGCAGCTTGCGTATGCCGGGTGTTTCTTTACCGCCGTCGTATGCGGGGTAATAGGGGTACGGCCTTGTCATGGTTGCGGCGGTTGTTTGTCTTTAAGGCCGTTGCCGGCTAGCAAGCCGATTAGGCCGCCGGAGAGTGTAAGCAACATAGACGAAAGCACAGAGATTTGGGCGGCGTCTAGTTCGGCCATTTTCTCGGGTTGTGTCACAAAGAGCAAACCGTACAAGATTGTAAATACTGATCCGACAAATGAAAGCGTTAGACCTATCGCCACAATCATTACTATTCGGGCTTTTATTTCTTCGTTGCTGTGTCTGTTATCGGGTTTCATCGGCATTTAGCACCTTCTGCGTATCGGGGGGCGGTTGTGGTTTCGGTTGTAGTTGTTTCGGTTACAGCTGTTAGGGCTTTGTTTTTAGTTGGTGGGCAGTTGAGGCGTTCACGGTCTGCGCATCCTGTGAGGGTGATGAGGGTGGCGCTAATCAGCAGTAGGCGTTTCATCTGTTGCCTCTGCTGTTAGTTTTGCTATTTCTTCAGGTGTTAGTTCCCGAACAATGGTTTTGCCTGTGAGGGCATCATGAAATGTTCCTAGTAGGGGTTTCATTAGTTATGCCTTTCGGTATCCGTACACCGTTATGGTGCCTGTCCATGTGCCTGAAGTTGGGTAAACGGTAAAACCGTCAGCAGAGTAATTAGCCTTGTATCCACCCATTGCCCACCATCTCACACCAGCAACAGCGGCCTCAAAGTTCACTGCATCATGTTGAACAAGAGTTGGAGTATTTCCAAACGGGTCGTATATGTCCATAGCAAAAGCGTACGGAAACGACGCTATTCCACCGTTTGAGAAATACATAGTAGTTGCACCACTTGAGGAACTGTCTTGTGCATTGGTGTTATATAAACGAGCGTTTGTTGCTTGATAATTTGCGCCACTTTGGTCGGTAGTTGATGCCCGCAATCTCATATTAAAATTAACAAGAGAACTAGAAGGTATGTGGCTTCCGATAATTCTATAATTTGTGTAAGCACTAGAAAAACAGTTGTTAATACTTACTGCAGATGACCCTGAATAAGTAGTACTGCTGATATAGACCAGCCCTGAGTTTGCCAAAAACTCATTGGTCGCTGAAGCCGTCAGCACCTCACCCGTAGTAAAAGTCTTTGTAGCCATAGTTAAAATCCTAACTTATTGTTGTCTAGTTTGCCGTAAATAGCATCGTTGAGAATGAGATATGCGTTGGTGTCCTGCCCGGACATATACACCGTGACCCGCGTCTGCTCAGGTGTAGTGCTAATCGAGACACCTTCCAAAATGGTATTAAAGGTCTGCCCGCGAAAATAGACACGGCCCAAACAGTTAATAGCGCTAGTAATAACTTGGATAACGTCAAAGTTGAAATTGTTTGGTGGTGGATAACCAGACACGGTTTGCTGAACATCAGTAAAAGTAATAGAAGCCAAAGTTTGGTCTTTGGTTTGAAAGTTATTTAACACCCACTGGGCATGGTCAGAAGCCTGGCCTGTCGTATAGTCCAGCGTGTCTTTGTCCCAACCGTAAATTGGGGTTACCCCTAGGGTGGCGGTCTGAGCTGCTACAGCTGCCGGTGTAATAGTTACCGATGTGTAGTAGTTGTCGGCACTGCTTCGAAACTCAATTTTCTCGTATTTCATTTGATACAAAGAACTAGCGCCAGTGCCGTCATTCCAGTCAAACGTTGTCTGCTTCGGGGTGTTCCTGCCAAACCAGTAAATGTTTGGGGTGCTTTGATAGGTGAGGCTTCCAGCAAACATTCGCGCCTCTTCGGTGCGGGTAATTGTGTTAATTAAGTTGTAAGCGTTGCCTGTGTAAGTTTGAGCGCTGCCAATAGAACGACCCGTAAAAGGCGCTATAGATAAACCAACAGTGGTTCCTACTTGGGACACTTGAGCATCTGTAACAGCTTGGGCTAGTGCGTAGTTGTTTAGTTGTACGCGGCCCCAATCGGCTTGGATGCCTTCACATTCAATAGTGACCCTGTCGTCATTAGGGACAATGCCGTAGTCAATTTTAACGTCACGAACTCGACCCCAAAAGGCAGCAAAGTTTTCTTGGCCTTCCACTACTCCTGGCTTGTAAATGTAAGCAATAATCCTGTCACCAAGTTTTGGTGCTGTTGTCCAGGCAGACGGAAAAATAGATTCCACTGTCATGGTGTCAATTGAGTAGTCGTCAATCTGTAATCGGCGGCCACGAAAAATGTTGATGTTCTGGACGCTTGGCAGCGTTAC